CATCCTCTGACTTCTTATACTTTAACCCAGTCTTTTTTGTCGCACCTTCTTCTGGAGTCTCAGTAGATTCCGGTTCTTTTGTCGCAGGAACTCCTCGTTTTGAAGTGCCGTCATCATTCAGCGAAGTAGCAAATTCAGCAAGACTAATACTTGCTGGTAGCACTCTGTCTTCATCTGCTACTGCGTCGTGGTCAATTACCACTTCGTCAGTTGTGGGCGCCGATTCCGCAGGTGGCGCGGTATCGTTATCAATCGCTCCGTAAAGCGCAGTCATTAATGGGTTTGGTTTTGTTCCGTCTTCTTTACTCATTGTTTTTCCCTATCCTTATTGTATTAATTGTGGAGGCAACTCAGGCTCTATTCCTAGTGGTGAACCTTCTGGCAACACACCCTGTGGAGGCAGCATTGCAGATTGTTCTAACCCTTGTAATCGAGCATCAATTGACTCTATTGCAGTTGTTATTTGTTCTATCATATTCGGAGAAGTTGTCTTCTCCACTTGTAAATTAAAGTCAGTCCCAGTCTTTCTACCAATCTCATTGACGATATCAAAGATTTTCTGGTCTCCTAATTTTTCTGGCATACCGGGGATTGTAAGAATTGAACCTATAAGTTGAGTAAGTGTCTGCGCACCTTGTAAATTGGTTTCTCTTTCGGCACCATCACGAGTCGTAAATAGAACATCGTGGCGTAAGTCTTCGACATCACCCACAACATATCGTTGCGCACTCACCCCATCTTCTTCATCTGCCTCTACCTCAGTAGTGAAACCGGATTCCTCAACGATGTCCGCAGGGTAGCGATTTAGAGTAGTAACTCGTATTTTATCCTCACCGCACGATAGTAAACTGTCGTAGACCATCTCTTTAACCGCAGCTCGCTGTTCGTCAGGTCCGGCAGATATAAAAGAAAATATTGCATTCGTCGTGTTCGCAATCAAAGACACCTCAGTAGCAGACGCTTCTCTCGGAGAAGGTTGTCCAATTTCTTGAGGAGACATGATCAACAATCTCTCTGCCAGATTCAACAACTGAGCAATTGCTTTCATGGCGTCGTTAATCTTTTCTGCCATAGTCACTTGAATTACACGAACAGAAGCTTGCGTATCGAAACCTAAGTCTCTCATTTTCGAACCAGAGTAGAACATTGCTTTTGGTTGAGCATAATACTCTTCCGCTTCAATCCACTTCTTTACCTGCTCTTTTACGTCGGGGTCGAGAGAGTCTCCGTCAATCATCCAAAGTTGTGCAAGTCCCGCCTTCATGTTTAGTAACATCTGAGAAAGTATATTTGTAAGTTGGTCTTGGAACGGTAGGATGTCGTGAGCCATGGATGCATTCACGCCCCGGTTGTCGTTCTCGTTTACTCCACCATAAGCTGCCGGAGAAGATGGCATCGGTTCTGCATGAACAACGGTGTTGTCGGCAGCTACCGTTAACCTCACCCAAACATCGTGTGGGTAGTCGCAGACTCCCAACTCTGATGGGTTAATTTTTTCAAAGTAAGTAGTTAAGAACAAAGCATCATCCTTCAACTCTGAAGAATATCGACCAACATTCGCTTTTCGGTCGTTCCTCATCCCTTCATCACTAATCGCTTTCGGGAACTTTAAAGAACAAGGGTCAAAGTAATAACTGAAATATGAATTGTATGTGTGTGGTAACTGAGAAAAATTCGTAGAGTAACTAATCGACTTACGATTAAAGAATCCATCAGCTTTCTCTATGTCACGAAAACGAACTACGTCCCAATACCCAATCCATGTCGGACCGGTGTCAGTGTTGATGTTCGCTAACGGGTAGGCGTTGTCCCAGAAACAGCGACTAGGGTGTGGGTTGAAAAAGTCAACCCCTTCTCTAGCGATTACAGTTTCTACATCGAGCTCACCATCGTCTATAGACTCTAGTTTTTTCTTAGGGATAAGTTGTTTGTCCACTCGCCACGCACATGTCGGAAATAATAGAGATCGAGAGTATAATAACATATCTCGAATCGTTTGCGTGCCAAGCAAATGACGGTAGTTAAACTGGTCCGACATTATTTCAACGCGTTGAGTCACGACGTCTGCACGGAACTTATCCACCGGGCGAGTCCCTCTCGCATCATACTTAAGAAATGGGTATAAACTTGTATAGCGAGACGACTGTGCCGCCACCCTACGGGTTACGAATGAACGTATTAAATTGACAGACACTTCGTAAAGACGTGGAACATTTATCTTAATCGCTTTCCCTTGTTTATCCGATTGAATCAACTCATCTTTAAATTGAGAATCTTTCAACCAAGTAGCACAGCGTTCGACGTCAATCTTTTTCTGAGCAAACAATAACAGTGGTATCGTTTCATCATGGATAGGTATAGAGTCCCAACCAATGTCGACCGCTTGGTATAAACGAGAATGTTTAAGAGACCAAGTCACCCCTTCTTGGATACGCCCTTCAATCCTTTTTTCCCAATCTTCTCGTATCTTATGGTCACTCTCTTTTCTCTTGACTTCTTCCTCGGACAACTCCTGACGGTCTTCGTCGGTCGGCATCTCTGCCGTAAATATCTCGCGGAGACGTTCACAAGTGAGTCCAAACTTTTTTAAAACTTTTAGGTCGCGACGCAGATTAATAAAACATTAACATCTATCACGTAAGTGACATTAGTTATTGCCTCCTATGTTAATTGTTATGTTGTTGACGACATCAAACAAACCTGCCTCCTGCAAAATTGTATTCGGGCTTACTGGTTCTACTTCGTCCGTTTTACGTCTCCCCTTAATCTTTGGCGACGGCTGATAATTCAGCAAATTGATTGCAGCGTTATGATCCCTCTCTAATGACGTTCCGCATTCTGGACAATCGAAGGTTCTTTCAGATAATAAAAGAGATTCCTTCTTATACCCACAACAGGAACATATCTTAGATGATGGGTAGAATCTATCTACGATCACTAACCCTACTCCTCGTTCTGCGCACTTATACTCTAACTTAGATCTAAATGCTGAGAATGAAGCGTCTGATATAGACCTAGACAGATGTCTATTTTTTACCATACCGCTAATGTTTAAATCTTCAATATGTATAGTAGAGTAATTGTTCAGGAGTCTATTCACCAACTGATGTTGGAAATGGTTCCTTTGATTAACTACTCGCGTATGAATTTCAGATACTCTTAGCTTCACTACGGAGTAGCGTCTGCTACCTCTTACCTTACGAGATAACTGACGTTGTCTCCTAGCTAGTAGTTTTTCTGATTGTTTAATGTATCTTGGGTTTTCAATAGACTCTCCAGTAGACAATGTAGCAAAGTGACTTATTCCAAGATCGACCCCGATACGTGGTTTTTGTATCTCGCTTGCGCGAACTACATTATCAGTTGGAAGCGCAATTTGGAAAATGGCAAACCACTTACCAGCTTGACGCTTCACTGTAACAGACTTAGCTGTTCCAGAGAATCTAATGCGTTCCCGCATTAAAATTGTTGTCTTCAATCCCTGAATTTTCAATTCACGGTCTTTGACTTTAAATTGGCTTTCGTGAGAAAAACAAAAGGAGTCTTTAACGCCCTTCTTTTTAAACTTAGGTAGACTCATCTTCTTACCTTTACGCTTACCACTACAGGAATCAAAGAAGTTAACCATAGAGCGATGGAAGTTATCGACAGCTTCGTAGGTAGCTCTTGATGTTACCTCATTCATCCAGCTAGTTTCTTTCCTAAGAGTAGAAGTAAACTTCTGGAACCCTTTACGATCATACTTATCTTTATTGTTAACAACCTTGTTCACCAGCTGGTTATAGACAAAGCGCATACATCCGGCGCACTTAGAGAAATACTCTAGTTGTGCCTCGGTAGGTCTCAGTTCTATTTTATGGGAACGGATCATTATTTTATAAGTAAAAATTACTAAAGGTTAATACAAACGTCAACTGTTAGATTCGTGATATTTTATGGGTTGGAAACAATCCTTCTTTTAAGTATGGCGGGGAATCTACCATACCACTTTTAGTGAAAGTGTATTCAAGTAAAGACAATAATAAAGAAACCGTTCTCGGAAAACAATCCTTAAGCAAGTAAGACTTCATGACGGCAGGTTCTACACCAACCAGTTGTCCTAACTCTGCCAACGTAAGATTCATAAAACTTGCTAACCTATAATATCTTTCCGCATCCCACACTGTAAATACACCTAATCGTTCATAGTGATTTTCTATAATCACCATGGCAGGAGTAGGTTCTACCATCAGCCGAGATGCGATAATTTTAGCTTTGTTCTCCTTTTTGACTGCCCCCATCTTTTTTACCAGCGAAGAGTAATATTGCAGGTGGCGCTTCGTCCGTAACTTCTACGTCTTCACCCATCTCTTCACCGCCTTCTTCAGATTGTATATCCGTAATGGATGTTACTCTTGCGTCGAGCATCTTTTCAGATACTTCGTTGACAATGACATCAACTGTAATTGTCGCTTTCGTGCCGGGTGCGAATCCTGCAACTGCTTGTGCAATTCCTTCGTCGGCATCTTCTAAATCTAATTTTAAATTGCTTGACATAATAAACACAAGTTAGTGGTTTCCACCCCCGATGTCAATAAATTCAGTCTTTTTTTGATGAGACATTGGAGCGACTTGAAGAACGCCTACATCAGCCTCTAACATAGGATACGTACAAGAGTCAAAACAGTGAACGTAAACACTACGCTTAGGACGGAACCCGGCGCCCGGGTCGTAAACTCCTTTAGGAGACCCTTCACTCCTCAAGTTCATCAGCATGTCTCGGTGGTGCGTGCACGCGTAGGACACTAAGAACCGTTCTTCCTGTAGCAAAGATATTAGTAGTCTGACCCTAGCCTCCCGAGAACCTGGGAATTTAGGTGCGGGTCTCATGATAACCGGCTTAAGGTCAGGGTATTTCTCACAGTAGTGGCGACTGATTCGCTCAACGTCAAGGTGGTCGTAGCTTCCTGTTGTGTTGCGGTACTGGTTAAAAGCAGAATTATCTGATACATGGATATGGGTAAATTTGTGACCAGTCTGCTTGTTCCAAAAGTCTAAACGTCGCATTAGCTCTTTCACTAAATCACGAATCTCCACCTGCGTATTCGTATACACCATCTCGTCAAATATAACCCAAACCACCCCTTTCCCTTTCATAGGGATTGCTTGCATAAACGACACCCCGTGGTTGACTTGTCCTATATCATACCCAACGATTACAGGAAAGTTTACAGATGGAACTATACGAGCATCTTTATTACCCTTTACGTGTATCTGGGGATAGAAATGGTTCCCAAACAAAGACTGTCCTGAAGGGCGGTCAATCCACTCACCACCCACTAGGCGTTTAAATTCTACCGGGTCTGACCGAGTAGCATCCACAACCGTCTGATAATAGTGTTTGTTGAGGTATTTCTTATTTTCCTCCATCTGGAGGTGGAAGACTGCATAATCCGGATTCCACTCCCCAGCCTTATTAACAATCTTACCATCAACATCCCTCGCCTCTTCGAATGGGATTTCAAAAAATCTCTTATAAACCCAATGACTCGGTCCTTCCGGGTTACAGGCAGCCATATATTGTTGAACACCTTTCACCCCTGGACGACGACCAACCTGTTGAATAATCGCATCAAAGTAAACAGGGTCATCGAGGGTGGTTAACTCGTCCACAAATACAATAGAGGGTTCAATCCCCCTCACATTCCCCGCAACCTGTATCGCCCACGGCATCGAAATTAAAATCAGTCGAGACCACTTCCCTTCACAATTTTGGACGTAGCGGTACCTATATTGTTGTTCAGTCCTCTTTGAATCGGTGTATTTGATACCCAGATGTTGAGACCAAACAGGTAG